AGAACGGTTTTAGTTTCCCGACCCCCCGCCCCCTTCAGAAAACTTTGATGGCGACGGTGCCGCGGCTTCCATTGCACTCATCAGGACATCCCCAAGATCCTCGACAGAGACGTAGTCAAGGAGGCGATCAAACTCTGCATCAGTGAGCGTGTTGCCGTTGGTGTCACGCATACAGAGTTTAACCAGTTTTGCAATTGTAGTAACATCCGGATTGTCCCCGATCAGGCCTGGCAGATCCATGATCTTGCAATTGAACTCTCGCTCTATTGCGATTGTAGTCCTCGCTGAAAATCGGAGAGAGTAGATCTTGCCTCCGATCTCTTTCGTTATTTCCGGGATCATGCTGGTGCCTCACTGAATGCCGGTGGTGTCTTGCCGTCGATACGCATGGTGAAGGTTCTCTGCACCTTCTCGTCCTTCGGAAGCGCTATTCCAATGCCTGAAACAAATGCGGTGAACGTGAACGTTGCGCCATCCGGGAATGTGATCGTATATGGTTTCGAAGTGCCTGCCATGAAAGCGATAGTTAACCGATTGTTACTCGTATCGTCCTTATCATAATTTACTGTCAGATCGAATGTACCCCCGTCTTTCAGGCCCTGGGTAAAGGTTTTCCATTTAGCTGTGCTGTAGACCGTGTCTTCGATTTCATCAGCAGTAATGCTGATATCTCCAATCGCGTCCACATTCGAGATATTGCCACTCGAATCCGAAATTGTAGTTGTTTTGCCTATGTAAACCATGGTTATGCCTCACTGAATGCCGGTGGTGTCTTGCCGTCGATACGCAATGTAAACGTTCGCTGCACTTTCTCGTCCTTGGGCGTTGCGAGTCCAACGCCGGAGACGAATGCACTGAACGTCAGAGTAGAAGTATCGGGGAACGTGATTTTATACGGATCAGATGTCCCGTTCTGGAACGAGGTTATCAAACCTTTGTGCTGGTTGTTTGTGGGATCATAGTTCAAGACCAGATCAAACGCCCCCCCGTCTATCAACCCCTGGATGAAGGTTTTCCATTTTGCTGTACTGTAGACCGTGTCTTCGATCTCGTCAGCAGAGATGCCGATGTCCCCGATACTGTCCACATTGGTGATCTCGGTATATAATGCACCAACACCAATTTTCGCAGTTTTGCCTATATAAGTCATGATGGATACCACGCTCCAATATTCAACACTACCGGACATGACCCCGCCGGTATTTCAGGGAAGTCTCCACCACTATCCGGGAGCCAGGTCGGCACCCCGAAATAGTCGCCACAATATGTAATCACTGAAAGTACTGGTTCAACGATCCCTGTTTGCAGGAACCTGAACGATCTCTGTATCAGGCCGTCAATAGGTGTTTCGTGGCCCAAAGCGAGCACAAACGCCTCGAAAGTATACGCCGAATGATCAGGGAATATGATCGCATATTGTGCGGATTCGCCTGATTCGTATCGTTCGAGGAGTCTCAGTACCGGCGCATCATTCTCGTTGTAGTGCAGCTGCACAGTCACTGGCGCATCACGTTTCAGGCCGACCATATGTGTGCGCCGCTGTTTTGAGCCATGTGTTGTAGTCTCAATCTCGCTGCGTTCCAGGTCTATCCTGCCTATCGCTGATACCGGTGCGATTATTTCGCCGGCAGTCACATCGTAGAAATACGATCCCTTTCCAATCATGGGGTATACCACTCCTGAATACCAAAATACGCTCCACAGAGACCGACCTGTTTCTCACCACGTTCCAGCATGGTAGAGAAATTGATTGCAAACTCGTGTGCCTCACCCTGGCTGGTGCTGATCTTGCCAAGGTATACCGGGTCGCTCATCGCAGTAATCGAGAGATACCGTGTTCCGTTGATCGGCCAATTCGCGATTCCGTCGAGAATGTTGCGAACATCCTCGATCTTGTTCCTGCCGGTCATGTAGTTAGGATTTCTCACCCGGATCTGTACCGACGGCCGATCCAAGATCTCTTCCGGCCCATAATCATGATACGGCGCCATGCCGCCGGTCTCGATGATTGTGGTCGAGGTTGATTTGTCTGGGATGAATCCCAGGAACAGATCTGTTCCGAGAGTGCCTATCCCTAGCGATGCCAGGTATTGGCAAAGGTCGTCGCCGATACTGGTCACAGCCTCACCTCGGACAGCAGTTTTTTGAGATATACTGCATATTCTCCTGCAAGTGCGTTGACTGCGTTCTCCAGGAACTTTGCCTCTCCGACGCGGTGCCTGATCTCCACTCGTTCATGGACTGCGACCGCGTAAGCATTTCCTTGAGGCCAATCGCCACCGAACTTCTCATATCCCACTACCTGGGTATATTCGGCACCGTCTTTCATCGGTCCCTCATTAAACACGCGCGACCTCAATTCCCCGGTATCTACAGGAACCCTCCGTGTAGATTCTGATTCAACAAGACCTCCAAACTTTCGCAGACCGTCAGCAACTGCGTCGGTCATGTTCTTATCATAGATCTTGAGATTCGCAATCAGTGTCTCAGTACCCAGGATCTTTACAGTCTTTGTCACCCCATGCTCCTGCTGAATACAGTCTGGATTCCGGGCGCGTCTTCGCCGCCATCAACAATCTCATCCATGTCAACGCGGCGCACAAACTGGTTGGCGTGATAGAACACATAATCGGTGCCATCAACAAAGTACCGATCTGCATCTAACTGTTCAACGCCTGCGGCCGTCCTGATTTCAATGATTTGGTTTACCATAGTGATACATCCCGTTCCTTGTATATATCTATATCATCTGTTCGAAATAATTTTGTAGCGTGCCAATAGATCGCTGCAATGCGCTTAGAGCTTCGAGAGTTGTGTCGAGGCATCCTAAAGTGTCGTCAATAGCAAACAAAGCGTTATGCAGATCCTGTTCACATAACCCCATTCAATACCCTCCATAAAACTTCTCAGTTCCCATAACCAGAAACGGATGTTTCTGCTGGATGCTCTGGTTTAGACCATATGAGTCTGCATGAATAGAGTATCCCATCCACGACATAATCGAGCCTCGCGGGTCACGGGGGTAAGTGCCAGCTTCGATCTGCTGTAAACGGTCATAAACCCGATGAATGTTTCGGTTACGGACCCGAACGTGGTCTGGATACGTAACGTACCCTAACCAATCAATACCATGCCTTGCCGGTGCAACAATCTGTTTGCGAGGATGGAGATGAAGATGCAGCCCGGTAAGATAACCCTCGATTGCAGATTTCCAGTCCCACAATTGAGCCTTAGATTCGTTCAATATCACAATATCATCCATATACCGTAGATAATGCCTGCATTTTAGAGTATGTTTTGCATAATAGTCGAGCTCATTGAGATAAATATTTGCAAATAGTTGGCTGGTCAAATTGCCCAGAGGTATACCTACTCCTGGTCTATCACAGTAACTATCCAAGATTTTTTGGATTAATGAGAGCACGTCTCTATCAGCAATTTTGCGTCGGATTATGTTCATTAGGATCTCGTGATCAATACTGGCAAAATATGATTTGATATCCACCTGTAGGTAGTATGGGGGGTCCCGGTAATTGTGAATAAACTGTTGAAGACGTGCAACGCCTGCATGTGTGCCCTTGCCTCGTTGACAAGCAAAACTACCCTCAACAAACCCTCGCCTGAATAACCCGTAGATCACATCATAAAGTGCTCGATGGACAATGCGGTCCTCAAAGGCAGGGGCATTAATGAGCCGGCGCTTGGGATCATTGACATAGAAGCAGGTGTATCCCTTGGGAGTCCACTCCTGTGACCGCAACTCCTCCGCCAAGGAATCTAGATGCTCATGAAGGTGCGCCTCAAACTCGATGACGTACGGTTTATCCCCTTTTCCCCGGCGGCACTGAACATAAGCACTAAAGAGGTTGGTAGGGGTGTAGATCAGTGGGTAAAGGTTGTTGTAAGTTTTCATGGTACACCGTCTGGATAGATGCGGTGGAACAGTCGGTCAGAATTGACCTACCAGCTCCACATCATCAGTTTGGTTTTTCGCCGAAGCGGCGGGACTCGGGCCCTGTACCGTCAATCGGTGGCGGGGCAACCGTAATCACTCCCGCCCGCGCCGTTGAAGGTATTGCGCCACGGAACCCGATGTTGTTGTTCGTGTTCGTGGGGACATTGTTCAGATTCACAGCCCACACACCGTTGTTGAGGCCATTGTTCCAATTCCCGCCCCGTCGAGCAGCAAGGGGGTTCAGACCCGGCCCGCAGTGTCAGATAGCTTATTAAGCCATCTTCATCCACCCCCCGTTCATACGACCAATTTCATCGATCTGGAGCCGCATCCCATCTCGTAGGTCTGGAGTTATGTACTTGAGATCTGCTGCCAGATCAACCATCAACCAAATTTGTTGTAGGTCAACATCGATGGTCTCGTGCAACAACCGACTATGCGATTCGTTAACTGAGGCAATCGTCTTTAGCAGGTCTAGCGTGATTTGTCGCAGCTCAGAAGCCAGGCCTCCATACTGCTGTGGCCTTGGAAAACGGTCCGTCGCCGGGAAGACGACAACCGCCAGGTCCCGTGCCTTCTGGTAGATTTTCAGATTGATAAGATCAGATGTCAGAGTGCCAGACCTCCAGATGCTCAGAATGCGCCACGGAACCCGACGTTGTAGTACGCGCGCGTGGGGACACTGTACAGATCCACAGCCCACACACCGCCGTAGAGGCCACCGCCCCAACTCCCGCCCCGCCGAGCAGCATAGGTATTGGTGGCAAGGTTGAACCAATACCCATCATAATCAAACTCTGGGGCTCCTCCCGAGCTCTGACCGGTTGGTAAACTGATATCCGGATTCAGTGAGAGTCCGTCAGGTGTCGGTGCGCTAGCACTATACATCGCTGTGATCCGTTGTCCAGAAGTCCCTGGAGGGGTTACCACAGTGTTCTCCCCTGGGAACCCAGGACTGATCTTCATACTGCTCCCATCTGTAAACACCTGTTGGAATGTCCACTCCCAAACATTCCCGTTCAGATCCCAGACCCCATCCGCGCGACCGTTCAATGACCATGATAGAGGCCCGCTGCCTGTGAGACACCGCGATTTATCATGAGTTGCATCGCCAGGACGCACTGGGTCGGTGAAGCCTTCATACTCAATCGCGCGCGTATCTCCGATATCCTTGCCCCAATCGTTGTTGCCTTTTGGATACCCGAGCCCATGCTGATACCGGAATGTGGTTGCCCATGCGGCCATAGAGAACCATTCATACGGTGTGACCATGTGGTGGCCGATGATGGCGTATGTCTCATTGCCTGAAATGTCTGCTGGAAGGTCCGGGTATATACGAACATATTTTGCTTCATCATTCTTGCCGGTCTGAATGATTCTGCAATAATATGTTACCCCATTTTGAACGATCTCGATATGCCTACCGACCAGATGGGCGATGTTAGAGACCAGGAATTCAGATTTTGGATAATCCCCTGCAATAGTAGTGCAAGTCCCGGTTGCTTTATTTGCAGCACCGCCTCGGTTCTCTATCGCGATTTTCGCATGATTCCAATCGATATCAGTCCACGGCACTACATGAGGTTTGCACGCTGCACCAACTCCTGCGCCGGGGTTGTTAGGTTCTAATCCGCCGCGTGAGTTAGAGGTCGCTGCAGGCTGGCATGCCTGATACTTGTCAACCCAGAACCCGCCACAGAGGATGTTGTTGAGACTTGGATCTGTGAATCCCGCAGTCTTGAAAAACGGAATCCAGACCTGGTGGATCTCGAGTTGGTTGCCGGTTGTATCCTGGGTCATGAGCACACGGTTAGGCAGAACTGGCAGGATCGGATGATTTGTGGCGGCACTATACCCCCCCCAACCTGTC